AGCTGCTGAAATATTGCAGTCCTTGAAAGGACACATTGATCAAGCTCAATGCCGGCTCAGTTCTACTGTTGCTGCTGCAATACTCTTGGTCTTGTTCGTCATTTCTTCCACTCTGTGGGTTGTTGGTGTGAGAGCTGAGACTGGACCAGAAATGGCCAGTACTTGGAATTCGTGGATGTGGATCCCTATCTACTTAATTGTGGGTTGGCAGCTTGGAAAGGCTGTCACTTGGGTGAAATCATCCGTTGAACAAATTGTCGAGAATTTTAACCAACGTGTTACATCTATGGAAAGAACAGTAGCAAATGTTGGTGTCAACATTGAACAGCAAGTACAACAAGCTGGCATTCATTTACAATTAGCCGTTGATCAGAAGGTAGCTGAGATAGAACAAAAAGTTTCATCTCTTGCAAGCCCTGTGATGGCATCTGTTTCTGCTAAAGTGGATACAGGTGTGTCTATTGCAACTTTTGTTGCTTTAGCCGGTGCGGTTTATTATTTATGTCGTAACTTGTTTGTGCGTCACGCTGAAAAGAAGGAGGGCCTTGAGAAGCTCACTTCCAGTAAGGTGTTTAAATTGTTTGATTGTTTGGCACTGACAGTTATTGTGCCCATGATGCTTTATAATGGTCTATCCTTCGCATATGATATGTGGAGACAGGTGAAGCTCATCTCTGGGATGGCTTCTTCAGCGTGTTCTGGGGTTTCAATCCTCAGCTCGTTGTTTGGCGGTTCTGATGTCGCCCCTGTATTTGAGATGGATCATGTAAAGTTTGTGCAAACTAGTGTTGAGAAATTAACTCAAACCATTGATACGAAGCTTGAGGAACGAAAGCAGGGTAAAGAAGATGACCAAAAGTCTGATTCTGAATCTCTCCCTCTTACAGCTGAGTTGAATTTGGAAAGCACAGCAGAAAAACGTGAGGCTTGGATGAGGAAGGTGCAGTTAGAAATGGCTGCTCGTTTTCCGTCTGATCCGCGGTATGCCGAAATGGCAAAATCAACGTCTGCGAGTGCTCCTCGTTTGCCTGGTGATACGCGTGGCTTGGGAGTTTTAGTCGCAACTGAAAAACCTGAGCCTGTCGTGCCTCCATCCGCTTTTGATGCGCTACGTGAATGTTGGAACCAAACAGAAGATTTGGTCCATCTGAATGCATTGAAGAAGCAGTGCACAGAAAAACCATGGCTACTTCCTGTAGCTATGATTTGTTTGTTCGCGGTTCTCTTGCTTGTAGTTAAAGTACTGCACAAGTCTGAACGCAAAAGTCGGAAGAAGGAAAAGTCTAAGGCTAAAGCAGAAAAGGCTGAAGCTAAGACACAGCAACCGAAGAAAAATGCTTCGGGGAAGAAAGCGAAAGCTACCCCTCCAGTAGTAACCCTTAAAAAGGAAGCGAAAGATGGTTGCTGTCACGTCACAGTTGGCAAACACAAATGTCCATGGTTTCTAAACGGCACTCCAATTGGTGTGTCTGCGAAGAAATGTTGCAACATCCACTGTGGTGGTTTAAAATGTATGCATTGGGCTGAGTGTGAGCCAAAAGAATTTCCTGCACTAACCCCCATGCCAGCTAAGGAAGAATCTAAAGCTGAGTGTGTGCATCAACCTAATCAGGTGAAGTGCAAAAAGTGTGGTTGGGAGTATGAAAGTGAGAAGAGTAAGCAACGTCGTAAAACTCAACGGGATAACAAAGTGGGACGTGGTGCGAAAGCCCATAATTCCTACCGGAAACCCGGAGACGATAATGACTCTATTTGGACGCGCGATAATGGTGGAAACCTAGTCCGTACCAAACGGGATGACAATTTTGTTGTTCCGTCTCATTTTCCTCATGCAGGACTTTTGAATGATTTTATGCATGGAACTGGCGAATCCGCTCAACGCGGCGCAGCTGAAAAGCTGTTAGCTGCTGTGAGTAAGGCAAAGAAAGGCCTGGACAAGAAGCACCCTAAAGGGAAGTGCTCTGTTTGTGGAGTAGTTGGTCATGTAGGAAAATCGTGTCCAAACAAAAGTTCACATCCTTGTTACTATTTCAAGAAAGGTAATTGTAATAAAGGGGATAAATGTGAGTTTTCTCATAAGTCGACAGCTGTTCAAGAGTCTGCGATAAATGGAAAACGCTTTGCAATTGGCAATGTGCAGGGCGCTGTTGGATTGGCACGCATTGGCACACGTTGTCTTAATGCAAACTTAATATGGAATGGAATTATTGTGTGTGAACACATATTCAAGGAGGAAAATGATGAAATCAAATTCTCCTTTCGTCACAACGGAAAAGTTGTTGAGCATTCTGTAAAGAGAGGTAGCGGCAAGAAGCTTGGCTATGATCTTCTCTGGTTTGCGCGTCCCGACTCTATGAAAGAGTTTCCAACTCTCTATCATTCTATGCCTTCTCCAGGGCGTAAGGTAGCATTGTTTGCCTATGATAGTGATGAAGCATTCTTAACTAGTGATATCAGCTTTGATGCTGGTAGAATTTTGAGAATGGAGGACGTGTGTGACTCTATGAGTCTCACGTGTGTTTCAAAGCACAAAGTCGGAATTTATAAGCTGTCTTCAATTGACGGAAACTGCTCCGGTGTGGTAGTTGATGCCGAATCAGGCAAAGTTGTGGGTTTCCATAACGCTACCCGTGTTGGTGTTGAGAATGTGTTTCTCGCCATCACGCCGCAGATTGTATCTGCAGCGACCGGATCTCCTCAGAAAAACTAGATGTCCCACTACCTGCGATTCCCCTCTGGGAAAAGTGGTATCAAAACTACGTAACCAAAGAGGTCTTTAAGCATCGAAAGTATGCTGAAGAATTGGAACGCGGGATTTTAGTGGGACGTTTAGCTGAGGGGGCTGTGTGGCAGGATTTGTGTGGTGATGATTTACCGCACTTGCCGTCAAAACATTTTCACCATTACTTTGTTAAGGGAAATGTAGACTTTGTCACGAGAGTGAATCGTCATGTTCGTCAGGAACGTGATGAGTCTGCACCTAATACATCGTTAGATGAATTTTGTTTGGAGAAAAATCTTCATGTAGGATCAGCTTATCGCATGGTCATCCCTAATTTGAACGCCTCTTTTAAGAGTGTTAGTAAATATGACAAGCCCCAGCCTCAATTGAATGAGGAAAGTTGGGAGCTGTCGGGGGAGTGGACCAAGCAGCATTTCATTCGACACATGGGTGGATCTCGTGTTCTCGACCAGGATTTCTGTGTCAAGGAACTTGACCGATCAACATCGGTGGGGTACCCCTTGAGTCTTGAATTTCACACGAAAGGTGAATATCTTGACCGAGGCCCTAAACTCATGCTTGCGGATTTTTGGGACATGATAGGAAAAATTGAGGAAAGAGTTATGAGACCTATATGGACTTGTAGCCAGAAGCGGGAGCTTCGTGCAGCTGAAAAGTTATTAGAAAATAAGATTCGTACTTTCACTGCTTCCCCGATTGAGCATTCTGTTGCTTTAAATCGTTTCTGTCTAGATATGAACTCAAAGTTCTATCTATCTAACAATAAGACTTGGTCTTTTGTTGGTTGTTCAAAATTTTTGCAAGGTTGGAATGCACTTTTTGCCCGTTTGGCAAAGCACCCGTATGCCTTTGAGCTCGATGAGAGCGAATACGACTCAAGCTTGTTTGCGAGAGCTATGTATGGGCAATTGGATATACGGTGGGCAATGCTGGCGGAGGAGTACAAAACTCCGGAAAATCTCCTCAGGTTTCAACGCCTGTATGATGACATCGTTCATTCGGTGATAGTCTTGGAGAATGGTGAACTTATTCAGAAGCACACTGGAAACCCATCAGGCTCAGCTAACACGATTGTGGATAATACCATGATTTTGTTCCGGTTGTTTGCCTATGCGTGGATTGAGTTGGCAAGGAAGAAGTTTGGTCAAGCAAATGCTGCCTCATTAGCAGCTGCTAAGCTAGATGATATAACCTTGCGTGACTATGAAGGTGATGTTTTTGGAAGTTATCAGGACTTTGTCAAAAATGTGGAAGCTGCCTTAAATGGCGACGACAACACGTTCACTGTTTCACAGTTGTGCGTTAGTTGGTTCAACCCTAAGACGATTGCCCCGATTTGGAGTGGCATTGGTGTCACTACCAAAACCCCTTGTGAGGAGCCTCGTGCTCTAAAGGATGTTCAGTTCCTATCGCAAGGTTTCCGTGAAGAAAAAGGTGTTTGGTTGCCTGTACCAGATACTGATCGGGTTTTGTGCTCACTCAGGTGGGGTTCGAGTGACGACGATGTTCGTTGGCACTTGATGAGAGCGTACGCTTTGCGAATTGATTCTTGGGCAAACCTTGAGTGTCGCAGCTTCATTCAGAAATATATTGAGTGGATCTGGAATCATCCAGAGTACAAAGAGCAGTTATACGGTGAGATCAATGGAATTTCCATGTCAGAAATTGACGCGATCTATAAATCCGATGATTGGTGTTGGGCATTGTATGCCGGACAAGAGGTTAAGGGATCTCCGCTGGTAAGCGAGTACTCCACCCTTTTAAACTTTCTTCGTCTTCAGTTTGAATCTACAACATCAAACTCTCTTCCTTCTTCTTCTTCTTTCTTTCTCTCATCATTCTGTTAACATGGGCAATAAAACTAAGCAAACGCAGAAAAAGCAGCAAAAGCAGCTTGCGAAAGCTATGTTTGGAAAGCCTCGTGGAAAGCAGAACAAATCTCACAAGACAGGCCCCTCGAAAAAGGGCTCTTCTCCCGTCAAAGGAGTTCCTGGTGTTATGTCCTCTGTTTCAGATGGATTGAATACTGGCATGGTTTGGAAAAATTCCAATCAGGTGCGTGATCATTTTAATCGGCGATTTGAAAAAGTTGCTGATTTGATTTCCCCTGGGGCTGCATTTACAATTTTGCAGTCACTATTTTTGAATCCGGGCAACTCTGTGTTGTTTCCTGTTTTCTCCCAGATAGCCTCAACTTATGAGGAATACATTTGTCACCTTTTGCGGTTTTGGTACCGCGGGGAGTCGTATACAGCTATTAGTGCTGTTGCTGGTGCTGGTATTGTCGCTTATGCGACTAACATGGATCCTGATGATCCTGGCTTCACGAACGTGAGCCAAATGGAAAACTATGAAGGTTCAGTGAGCGGTCCTCCGTTTGCTGGCCACTTCATGCATGATGTGCAAGAAGTTCACAAGGCTAAAGGCCGGAATCGATCTGGCGGCGCCCAAATGGCGCTAAATCAATACTTTGTGTATAGTTCCGCTAATCAAGCGGCTCCTGCGAATTCAACTGCCAAATTTTATGATCTTGGTTTATTCCAAGTGGCTTGCAATGGGTTGGCTGTAGTGGCCACTCAAGCTGTGCCTATTGGCGAGTTGTGGGTTGAACATGAATGGACGTTAATTCGGAGAAAACAAGAGACTCCGATTGGTCAACAAGCGCTTTATGCGCATATTGTGGAAGGTCCTGCTGCCACAGCAGCTGCTGCTACGCCTTTGGGTACAAGCGGTGGTGTTTTGCGCGCTGGCTCAACCATTCCATGTGTTTCTACAACAACAGCCATTAGTATGCCAGTTGCTGGCACTTTTCTTTGCGTCTTTCAGGCCACTGGGTCTGTTAGCGCGGGGATTATTGTCACAAATGGTTCGAATATTACTGGTTCGCTTCTGATGAATGATAGTGCGAATTCAAATCGCCAAGCTTTCTCAGGTGGAACGTCTGTTTATGCAGCGGTCCATGTGGTTTCACAACCAGGAACTGGCGCAGCTAATTTGATGACCATTAGTGGGGTTACAAGCCTTGCTGCTGGCACATTTGACTGCTTTATCTCTCAGATTTCTGGGGGGGCCACTTTCACGTCCAGACCGTCGTTGAATCAAATCACGTCGGCTTTTGATGCGCTGTGTGAGCGCTTTGACAAGCTTGAAAGAAAGCTTGTCACTGGTTCAGATTCTTTGCAGAAATGTATTGTGTCTGAGCCAGATACTCCTTTTGAAGAAGAAAAGGGGACAGAGCTTGAAAGTTCTGTTCACATCTCCAAGTCGACTGCTGAGCAGTTGTTGAGGGGACTCGGCTTGCGGAAGTAATTCCCAAGCTCTTCTTACGGTGTGCGAACTCCCGTTACCTTGTCGTGTGTTATAAATGATGGATCATCAACTATTGTAGGATCTGCCAGATTTTAAGTTTAACTCGCGGCAGTCTAAAATTCGTGTTTTCATTTGGAACAGGCTGTGGTGGCCTTGAAACATCCTGGCTGAAACAAACCAGTAATGTCTCTGTTTGAAGACTCTTAGTATGATGACCAATTCATTTCACACATAGGTGGAGATGTAGTTCATCGTTGCTATTGACAGTTGTCTTGCTCCTTGTTTTTCGAGCCCGAGAATAAACTTCGGCTCAATTTTATCACGTGTAGAGCAATGTCCAATGCGGGTTAGGTCAGTACCCAAATCCCAACTGATGTGCGCTGAAAGGCGTGGTTTGCAAAGGATAATATAGC